TTATCTTGGAGCATATATGCTTGGTGGAGCAGGTAGTTTTCAAATGAGGGTAGTTAGAGGATAATGGCAGGTCAACTCGATACATTATTAAAGAGTGTTGCTAAACAGGTAGTAGCTGATTTGGGATCTTCTTTAGATTCTTCTATTGTTTATACAAAAAAAGCATCTGGAAGTTATAACACAGCTACAGGTGTTTATTCCACGAGCGATACGACTTACAGTATCAAAGCTCCTGTTGAATTTGTTCAATCTACTGAAGATGATGGTAGAGAAAGAAGAGAAGCAAAAATTTATGTTACACCTGATTTGATAGGAGATAATCAACCTGATTTTCAAGATGAAGTTACATTAACTTATGCTGGATCTACAAGAGTAGGACAGATAGTTAATATAGATACAAGACAAGGTGGGCAGACTTATCTGTTTACTTTATTAGTGAGGTTCTGATGGCTTCAACACGAAATATTGATAAGATTATTCCAGATTTAGAAGGGAATTTAGAAAGAGATTTAAATAAATTAGTCAAAGCTGTTATTGCTGATTTGTCTACAGAAGAAAATAGTCCTGTTGATACTGGATTTTTTGCTTCTAGTTGGACAGCCAGTACACAAAGACCTAGACCTGATGAGGCTAGAGAATCAGTTGCTCCGTGGAGTAACATAAAACCAACAAGAAGAGGTCAAAGATCTTCTCAAGCAAAAGTTGAACCTAGATTTATCAATTCAATACCAAACTTCAAACCTTTTTCTAAAGTATTTATTGGTAATAGGTCACAATATGCAGCAAGAGCTTTAGCTTCTCCAAGAAGTAAAATACCTCAATATGTTCAAGGGGATTTAAGAAATCTTATAAATCAAATGTTTACAGATAAACCGAAACTTGGTATTGCTGCTTTTGGTACAGGTGTTAGAGGTAAATCTGATAATGTTAGATTTACAGGCGGTGGTATTGGTGCATTTAGCGATCCTAGTTCTGTATTTGTTGATTACGAAACTCCATGACTTTAGTTAACACAAGAGCAGCTTTTGAAAAAGCAGTAACAGACGCAGTTGCAGCAGTAGACGCTACTGTTGAAATGGTTTATGACAACATGGTTTATAAAACACCAGGAAAAACCAAGAAATATATTCTTATGTCAGTTGATTTTGCACAGGCAACAACTCAAACTCAAGGTGCATCACAGGATTTTTATTCTGGTGTTATTCAATGTAATATTTATGTCCCAAGAGGAAAGGGTACTTCTGTATTATCTACTTTAGGAGAAGCTGTTATTGATGGACTTACTTCTGTTAATGCTT